AAGTGCTTCTTGACTAATATCTAATCCATTCCTCACATCTTCTGTGGCAGCATCAAACTCCATTTCAGCATTAGTTTCAGTTACAGATTGCCTCCATTGAGCGTTGTCTGAATCTACCTGATACTGCATATCGGAGTAGTATTCTTGTCGAGTGTTTTCCATATCCGCTTCAAATTCAGCGCCAGCATTTAATTCTCCGGCATTAAATCGGGCCATGTCATTTAATTGTTGTGACCTGTGCATTTGAATATTGGCGTTTAAATTGTCGTAGTACTTCGTAAAATCATTGTCCTGAGTTACATCAAATCTTCGAGATACGTTTTTTTCAGCGGCGTCAGATAGCATAACGTCTATCCGCTCTTGCACGTTAATAATTCCTGCTTCTTGAGCTAGGTCTAAATTCTTTAGATCCATTTGCAGAAAGGCATCGGCGTTATTAACCGCCGCAGTTTCTCTCGCACCCAGATTAGCCACCTCAAATTTAGCCAGTGCCTGAGCCTTGTTGATGATTGACTCTTGGCGGTTATCTAAATTCTCCGTAGTCAGCGTCTGAAAGAACGCCGCCTCATCTTTTGATATGCCAATCGTCGCTTCCATGATTGCGTTTGCCATAGCCGCAGTAGCCGCAGTGCCTGACATCCCATCGAAGGCTATTGTACGCTTCAACATACGGGCAGTAGATTGCGCCCACGGCGGTATAACAGGCTCGCCAGTATCAGGGTCTTTAAATTGGCGGCTGATGATTTCCATCTGACCAGCAATTGTGGCCTTGGCGTCCGTATAGTTACCCTCGCCCAGTTCTTCTGCAAGCAGACGTCCAGACGTTGTAGAGGTATCAATTATTGTTGAGAAGTTCTGAGAGGCGTATTGATTTAAAGCCTCACCAGTACTGTTTACCGTACCATCTTCATTCACCCCAGAAGCTGCCGCATCTATGTCGATTTCAATGTCAGAGGCATTAATTAAAACATCATCATCTTCTTCTATAACACCTTTCTGGGCGGTGACTGTTGTCTCCGGTGTACCTAAACTACCCTGAACGGTTTCAATATTTTCACCGATTTTACTGGCATCTGGTGCGACTGTAATTTCGTCTACAAGATCTATATCTTCATCCGCTACTGTATTAGTGTTATCTATGACCAGACTATCGCCCAGATCATACCGCTCATCAGTAGGATCAAGATTTGTTCCTGTAGCGTCAGCATCTAATTCAGTATAATTATCACTTACCAACAGATCATTATCAGTCAAAAACGTATTAGGATTATCGGCCAGTGACTGCAGTTCAGTATCCTGAGCAGTCATGCCAACGTCATCCATCGCACCGTCGAGATCGAAGATGTCTTGGTTTTCTGTTTCATCCTCTACGGGATCTGTTGTCACATCACTGCTAGAACCTATATTTGGTCCACGGCTAGATCCGTCATCACCCCGACTAGAACCCACAATACGTTCAAACGAATCAGGATTTTCTTCTCTTTGTTCATCTAAATAGGATTGCCATCTACTCATTTTTATTTATCCATTCACTACTTCGTTTTTTTTTATGTAACCCTAATTGATATTATCCCTATCGGCCTCGCACCGTCTTATACGATCACGTAAGTAAATGTAGTTTTTCATCGCTTCCTCTATCGCCCGACTGTCAGGGGGAAGAGCTTCGATTTCATCTGCTAATTGATTATTAAAACTGTCGCTGTACTGCGCCATCGAAGGGCAGTATATCTCAAGCTGCGTTCTATAAACCGTTGTTACGCAGCCGGTCAGTGACAGACTTACGATCAGTAAGAGTATCGTTCTCATGTTCTGCCATGTTTTTGTAAAAATCAGAGGCCTGTGTCTGTGCCTCTAATTCGTCCTCAAGGACTTTGGTTTTCTCTTTAGCCCGTCCTTTGACCTGACCCATCACGTAAAGGATAGGTAAGGCCAGAGCTAAAGCTCCTATTGCGTAGGACTTTATTTTAGAGAAAAGCATCAATGGATGCCTTCCTTGTGGTCGCTGAATCTGGCATACGCTGCCAGTGCGATACCGCCTATTGCACAGAGCAAAAAGATAGTCTTCATGCTATCGCTATAGGGAACTAAGGCTTCGATCTGAGGAGCAATTTCGCCCAGCGCCGTAGCGGCCCCAGCTACACCAGCGCCCACCATAGTCTTAGACTTAGTAAGCGGCTTAACTGCTTCGGCAGTAACCTTTTGAGCCATCATCGGCCCACCTTCGTCAGACGGCAGTTGAGCGTCACGAGAGAAGATAGCGGCTTCCGCTGCACGGCGGCGGGTTAGACCCCGAAGAGGTGTTAGCTTGCCGTCTACTCTGGCCTTGTTCCATCTTAAAAACTGTTCTGGGCAATCGTCGTAATTTCCAGAGTTCAGTCGGCGCAGCAAAGTTGATGACTTGAACGCACCGCCGCCCAAGTTAAATACGAATGACGTTAAAGCGTCATACTGGCCTTGCGATAATGGCACGTTAACGTATTTCTTAACGATCTTGCCGTGTTCGTCCAAATCTTCCATTAACCGCTTTTCGGCATAGTCCACAGTCCACTTGTCGCCAGACCTTACGCCCTTCGTGGCACCAAATCCGTTTGTCCATTTTCCTGCCACACAGCGGTATGCATGGACTAATCCATCATCGCCCATCTTATGTAGGCCTTCGAACTTCTTCACTAGATCAACGCATTGCTGCGATACACTTACGGGATGCATACTACTTCCTTTGGAATATAATTTTCTGGGGGTGTATATGCATTATACATTAATTATGCGTACTTATCAACACTTAACTAATTGATTACAAACGGTTTTCTAATACTTCTATACGATCATTTGCTTCTTGCAATGCCGCCCACAACAGAGGAATTAGGCTGGTATAGTCCACAGTCTGGTAAATTGGCATTCCATCGTTATCTGTAGCATCTTTGGTCCCATGAACTGCCCACGGCGTAGCTTCTTGCAGTTCATGCGCTATAAACATTGCCCGGGATTTTGTGTCGCTTTCCCGCTTACCCATAATTGGGTCCACAGACATAATTGTATCTATGGCCCCTTGGACGCCACCTTCAATCGTCTTATATCGATAGTCCGAAGTCGTTACATAGCTGGCGGCTGAAACTGCATTCGTGACGGTAGCACTGTCGCCGGTAATATCGCCCGTAACCGAAGCATCACCGCTCAAAAATAAATCCTGCCAACGATTATTGTTTGTGCCAATATCTTTGTTGTTTGTCGTATCAGGAACCAATGCACCATCGGCTACATTAATATGAGCCAAGGCTTGCCAGACTGCATTATCTGCAGTGGAGTTAGCACAGACATGCATTCGATCTGTGGTCACGTTTACCCAAATAGATCCGACTGCATATCCTATATCTGTATCATCATTAACTGTAGGATCTGACGTAGCATCCAGCTTGTTCAAGCCCCCCACGCCACCGTGTGCGGCAGGTAGGTAGCCTGTGACTGAGCTTGCTAGAGGTATCTTTGCGCTATCACCCGCTACGCCGGTATGCGTATGGCCGCTGGTTCCAAAGGCTGTCTGTAGTTGGTTAAACTCTGCGTTTAGTGGCGCTGCAGTAATATCCAGCGTATTCTGGATGGAGCTTGCTGATTGTCTAGTATATCCTGCCATTATCTTTTTCCCGATTGTGCAAATTCAAATACTAGCCCTTGGATCGAATGTGGGCTGGCTACTGCGTCTGTTACAAAGGTAGCTCGAGTAGAGTAGCCGCTGCCTTGTATGTCCGACACGATGACGGGCTTTGATGAGCCGCCGTATTTTACGTCTGTGGCGTTATAACTAATGTTCCTACCGCCGTAGACTGTGGGTGCGCCGGTAGAGTTCTGACTGTAATCCCGTGGTGTAGAAGTGTCTGGATCAGACCAATCATATTCGATGTTAAGAAGCATCGTGAACGGGCCTTCTGCTCTAATAAATGTGTTTAACTTGTGAATCACTTTGCGGATTTCGGTGTCGCCGAAGTCTAAAAACGGCGTGGAGTACAGACTGATAATGTTATCACCGGCTAGGCTGTTGCCTGTCTCTTGCCGGTATACCTTGCCGTCGAACCCGCCATGTAGGACGTACTCTTCTGCGCCAATATATTCAGATGTACAGACAGATACTTTAAATCCCAGTAGCTCAGAAAACTCCCAGCCCATGCCTTGCTGAGTGCTGGTTAAGCCACCAAGTATTCCTTTACCTTCGGATGAATTATCGCCCACAAAAAAGCGGATCTGAGACTTAGCTCTGATTACCGTAGAGTTAAGCGTATCCAAATCTTCGTTACGGATAATATCAGTCAGCTTGCCTTGTATGTTTTTGCTGATAGAGCGGATCTCTACGTCACCAATATTGGCAGTACCCGAAACAGGGCGTAGGCCATCAGGGCTTAGGAATATTAGATCCCCGCCTAGCTCTTGTACGGAGTCACGGGCTACGCAGCCTACATTGCTGGTTACATTATCGGGCTTAAATGGA